TTTATCACCTGAAGTTATATCTACTCTATTTGTTTCATTCCAACCAAGTCTAGTTTTAGCAGCGTGTATTACAACTGAAGGCACTTTGTCTTTTACACATTCATAATACTTTGATTTTATAAAGTCCTGCTGTATGTTCTCTATTTCTTTAACTTTAGCTGCAAATTCTTCATCTTCTTTTAACCATTTATAAAAGTTTGTTCTTGATAAGTCACAACTCTTTAATGCTGTTGTTATTACTCCTAGTGAACTCTCTAACGCTTTGAGTAATCTCTCTTTGTTAATCTTTGTTCTATTCTGTTCCATTTTTAATTGCTTTTTGTCCTGTAAATTGTTCCCACCTTTCTATTATTACATCACAATATTTAGTATCTAATTCCATTCCATAACAAGTCCTGTTTGTTTTTTCACAAGCTATTAATGTTGTTCCACTACCAAGAAATAAATCTACTACACTCTTTCCCGCATAACTATCTAACAAATCAATCATTAAATCCATTTGTTTAGGGCAGGTGTGGTTATTTCCAACATCTTTTTGTATTTTTCTATTTATCTCAAACAAATCAGAATGCCTTTTTTTCTTTGAAAAATCTCCATAAAAAAATATAGGTTCCCATTGTTGCAGGTTTGCTATTTTGCAACTTGTTATCCAATTTTTTTTAACCCAACACCCAACCCCTGCATACTCTCCAAGTCCAACCATAACATTAATGTTTTTTGTGCCTAATGTTATTATTTGTTTTGTTGTTATTGTTTTTAGGTTGTTAAACCATTGTTTTGAAAAAAGAGAGTATTCTTCACTTGTTTTATTGTCATTATATGAATTATATTCATATCCTAAATTGTAAGGTGGGTCGCAAAACCCCATATCTGCCTTTTCTCCATTCATTAACCTCTCAACATCACTTTCTTTTATGCTATCACCACACATAAGCCTGTGTTCTCCTAGTTGCCAAATATCCCCACGCTTTACTTTGCTTTCTTTTACTTCAGGTATTTCGTCATCTTCTATTAATCCTGCTTCAGGTTCTTTATCATCTATGTTTTCCCATACATCTAAACCCCATTCAGCAAGTTGAACGCTATCCCATTCATTAGCTAACATATCCCATTCCCATTCTCCAAACCCTACATTGTCTTTAACTATAAACTCTTTCTTTTGTTCTTCAGTAAGTCCTTCAGCTACTTCTATCCATACTTCTTTTAGCCCTGCGTCTTTACTTGCTTTTAATCTCATATTGCCACCCAAGACTATCATATCTTCATCAACTACAATAGGTCTTAGCTTTAACATCTCAGGAAACTCCTTGATACTTGTAACTAACTTCTTAAACTTATCATTCTTAATGATTCTAGGATTGTTAGGATTTCCCTTTACTTTACTGATCTTAACTTGTTGCTTCATAGTATATAATAGATTTTTTTGTTATTTATTTAAAATAATTCTTTTTGTGCTTCATCTTGTTTCTTATCTTCTATTGCTTTGTCTATTCTTGCCTTTGCTATTTTACAATAGTCCTTATCTAAGTCTATGCCTACAAATTCAAATCCTTCTAAAGCACACGCTTTGCCTGTTGAACCTGAACCCATAAAACAATCTAATACTATTCCGTTCTTAGGTGTTACAAGTCGTACCAAGTATCTCATTAAGTCAGTAGGTTTTACTGTTGGATGGTTGTTCTTGGTTTGTGTTCGTTTTCTATCACTACCTACCAATGCAGGTCCTGCGTTTGCTCTCATTCCCTGAGTAGTTTTATCCTCAAAATCTTCTAATCCCTCATTCCTATCTTGCTTACTTGCTTTTGCACAATAGAAAAATCTACTTGCTGAACCACTATCCCCCCAAGTTTCATTTTGAGTAGATATTTTTCCATAATCTCCATAAACTTGTTTTTTGTCAGGACTGTTAGTTCTTATAGCACTACTTCCCTTCGTATCAGGAAACAACCCTACCACCTCATCACTTCCATCGTGTATAAAGTTAGCAGGAAACCTTCCATTGTTTGAGCCAAAAATTGTCTTTTTAGCGTTCTTATAACTTGGTCGTTGATAACCTTTGTGTTCAGCACTCGCCCACCCCTTACAATCTCTTGTTAGAGTTTCAGTAGATTCAACCCTACACCCATCTATATTAATTCCACCTACTCCATTAGTCAAGACATTATTAGCTACTGTTCCTTTAAAATGTTTTCGTGCCATTGTAATAGGTTCTAGTGCAGGTTTTAAAGCAGTACCCCACCCTTCCCATTCTTTTAGTTTTTTACCTATGTTATGACTTTTAGGAAAGCCTGAACCATAAACCCAAGCAATCATATCTCTTATTTCAAATCCTGCATCTTCTATATTTACTGCCATTCTGTGTTGGGTTTTTGTTCCTGCAAATGCTAACAAATATCCTCCTGGTTTTAATACCCTAAGAACTTCTTTCCAAAGTTCTACACTTGGCACATTATAATCCCACTTCTTACCCATAAAAGAAAGCCCATAAGGTGGATCAGTAACTACTGAGTGAAAGTAATTATCAGGAAACTTCTTTAGTTCTTCTAAGCTATTGCCGTTTATTATCATTAATCAAATGGTTCGTTTATACCTCTTTCGCCTACTAGCTTTTCTTTAGCTCCATCCCAAAGTTTATCGTGTCTTTTCTTTTTACTTAGTGATGCTTCAGTTCTTTTAAGACTTGGCATACCTTCTTCGGGTTTACTATCCATATATAATCCACATTCACAGAGTGCTTCCTTTGCAACCCATTTGCTTTCTATTAAAACTATTGTTACTTTCCCTAAGTCTTTCTCTTTACCACATTCGCAACTATACTTTGTCATTTTAAACTATCAATAAGTTTTAGCAACTGTTGCGGAGTGTATATTCTGCTTTCGCCTGAATAATTTTCATATATACAAGTAAAGTTATCATCTTCATAAGTCCAAAGACTTCTCACCTTGTTTTTAATATGGTTTCTTAAAATCCATTTAATAGTCTTGTATGTTCTTTTAGTTTTCATTAACTATTTTTTTTATGCCATCATAAATTCCTGATAAGCAAGATCCACAACTTGTTCCCGTATTATAATTAGCTCCATAGATTGTGTTGTATAATTCTATCATTCTTTTTTTAGCTGTGTGATCCTTTGCCCTCCCTGTCTTTACATCTTCCCAAACATCTATTGCTTCATCTATTAATGACTGATGTAATTTATCAGGTACTTCTACTTCAGTTGTCTTTTCCCAAAACTTCTTCGGACATTCTTGACTGCTGATTCTTGCCTTCACCTTCATAAAACATTTACAAATTCCACAGTTTCCTAATAGGCTTTTATAATGAGGACAGTCTTTACATATAGCTATTCTATCTTCATATACTTTATCGGGTACAAAAAACTTATTCATTCTTTTTCTTTTTTGCCCTTCTAACCACCATTGTTTGTGAAAATCCAAACATCATATAGAATGATGAACACTTATCAGGATCATACATTCTTTTATTTCTTTTTTTTGTTTTACTCAATTTCTTCTTTTATTTTATTTCTTACTTTATCTATTGTACTGAATAAACTGTTTCTGCTTATGCCTGTTTTCTTTGCGAGTGAATCGAGTGTATTGCCCTCATAATAGTAGAGTTGGAATATTTTTTTATCGTACCAATATTCTAACGAATCTAAGATCTCATCTATCTGTTCTAATTTCTCAAACTTACAAAAGTCTAAAACTTCATTAGGGATGTTATAAATGCTTTTTTGATTTATTATATTATTTTGATTTTGATATTCATAAGTTGCGTTGCTTGTAAGTTCATCAATGTTATTATAATATTTATTGTAGGTATAATAGAACTTACTTCTATGACTTGTGAAGCTTCTTCTTAAGGCGACTGCACCATATCTTGTTAATCCATCTTCTCCGTCTTTTTCGTATATGTTCTTTAAAGTCTTAGGATTCATCTGAAGAAAATACAACATCAGCTCCTGAACAGCATTATCAATTTCGTTCAAATCAGTAGTAAAAGCAAAAGACATCTTTTTGAATTTACTTCTTAATCCTGCAACGGCTTGATAAATTTCAGTCATTGAGTGGCTCTAGGTTATCTATTTTATCTGCAACATCGTGCACCATTTCATTCAGCACAACTTTATAAGCTCTTATTGTTGCTGAGTTAGTTCTCGTTTCTAGTCCTGCAAAGAAACCACTTGTTGCAACTGACAGGTTGGTGGGAATAATCATAAGCCAAGAATACCAATTATCCTCTTTAACTCCTTTGCCATATCCGTTATGGTAATCAATTATAATGCCTAAGACTTCTAAATAATTATTGTATCTACTCTTTGTGCTTACATCTTTTGCGAACTCTTTGCACATTAAAATATATGTTTCTATGATGTTTCTGTGTTCCTCGTTTGCATATATTGGTTTGGTCATACGCAAACTTAAAGAAAATGTTTACTCAATTCCTTTTTCTTTTTTCAACTTTTCAACAAGTGTTCCATAATAACTTATTTTATCTTCATAATCATACCTACCTAACTTGATTGTAGTCCTAGCTAAATACTCTAATTCTAGTGCTGTTCCATCTCCATATTTAGCGTCAAGTCCTAAAGCAAATTTAAACTGTTCTCCTCCACGAAACATATTACAAGCAACACATTGCACCTGACAATTTTCTTCATCAAATCTTGTAGCCATAAAACGTCTTGACTGAAAATGTCCATTTTGTAATGTTTTATAGTGTGCCATCTTACCGCAAGTAAAACAAACGGCTGCTCCTGTATCTGAAGCTTCTCTAAGTCTAATGTAAAGACTGAACCACTTGTCAAGCTCTTTTTTTAATTTACTTATTGTTTTTTTCATAACCTAAGTCTTTACGCCATTTGTCTTGTAGTATGCCCTTTCTTAAATTATACTTTTGACCTCTATATTTAGGTTCTTCTTCTTGAAGTTTTGCTCTTGCTCTTTTTATGCTTGGAGCTGAGGTCAGCTCATTGTTAGCATACATTCTTAAAAATTCTACTGAATTTACTTCTAATAAATTCAATCCTTTTTCTTTGATTAATTCTTTAGCCCAAATATTTGCACAAAGCCTACCATCACTATCTCTTAGGCTAGGATCTAATTTTAACCAAAATTTTACTTTATCTTTTGTTTTCATATTTCATCTTTAAATTTAGTACAAAAATATGCTTCTAATATACACACTATAATAATTACTTCCCAAATGATTAGTAATGTTTTCATATATGTTCTAAGCAAGTTGGACAAAGACCTATGTCCTTTATCTCATCAGTTATTTCATTACCACAACAAGTATAGCAAACGTGGTCATCTTCAACTGATTCATCACAATAATCGCAATGATCTTTTTCTCCTAATATTTCTGATATTACTTTATCTACTTCTTCAATATTAGATAATTCGTTTTGTTCTTTCATTGTATTTGTTTTAATGGTTCTTGATACCATAAGGTCTTTCCTTTTGGCTTTCCTAATGTATGCACTTCATAATAAGCATTGTCGCACATCTCTTTCATTTTATATGTCCATTTGTAAAAAGTTCTGATATTTAAAAAGGGTTCATCTTTACCAAATCTTACACCATAGTGAAAGGCATCAACTACTTGATTAAAGCTCATATTTCCAAAACGCTTTTCTTTTATTAAGTCTGCTGCAAATATCTTACTTAGACTTGCTAAGGTTTGAGGATCTGTTTTATGTCCTATTTCAACTGATGTCTTTGCTACTAAGTCTAAGACTTTAGCAGTAAGCTCTTGTAGATTTTCTTGCTTTAATGGTTTCATCATCTATTTATTAGTTCTTGAATTTGTTCTTCTTCTAAAAAAGTATCATCTTCTCCATAATATTCTATATGTGTTATGTGATTTGATACACTTATCAGTAAATGATATTCTACATTTTCAGCATAACCTTCTTCTCCCATACTTGCTCTTTCTACTAATTTTCCTTCAGGAGTTAAATCTATTAAGTTTGGTAAATTCATAATTTCTTTTTTAAATTAATTTTTTTGCTTCTTGCCAAGCATTTATTTGTGCGTCTAATTTAGACATTGTTGGTTTTTTATATTCTCTTTTCTCCCAAGTAACAATTGCTTGTTTCCAATCTTTCATTTTATTTTTTCCTATCATCCAATCTTTAGATTCATAAAAACTAATAAATCCTTCTGCATCTATATTATTATTACGAAAGATACAATAATTTTTAACTTCATCTAAAGTAGGTTTTTTACTATTATTATCTGTAAGATTATTATTAGTTATATTTATATTAGTATTATCTGTACAATTTTTTAGACTACCCTTGTCTGTTAATTTAATATACCTAGACAAAATTTCTTTACTACCTTGTTTAAATATAACAGTCCTTTCAATATATCCATTATCTTCTAACATCTTTAGCCAATTCTGAATTGATCCTCTACTAACTTCATATACCCTACAAAAGTATTGAGTTGAAGCTGTGCATTTACCATTCATATTACATAAAGCTGTTATTTCTGCATAAAGTAATTTAGCATTTGGTGTTAGTTTTTTACTGTATCTTACCTCTGATGGGATAACTGCATAGTAGTTTGGCTTTTCTTTCACACTATTTCTATTTCAAATTGATAATCTTGGAGTGCAAGTTTAACATTTTCTAATTGATTATAAAAGTCTTTGTAAGAAACATTTACAGCAACAGTAAATCTTCCTGTAGTAACACGAATTGTAGTCTGATGATTTAAGCTATCAATGATATTATTTTCTTTCAGGAAGTTTTTAAAGTGATATATATCAATAAAAGACTTTTTAGCTTTTTTAAGCTCATCATAAGCATTATAGATCTTATTAAAGGTATCTCTATATAAACCCCAAGAAGAATAATTTGCTGAGTGTGACCTTTCATAATGGTTCACGCTTGTTCTATCTCTTTTTAATACTTTAGCTATAACGTCCCTATGAGTTTTATCTTCCATTCTAGCTATTACACTAACAACAGCTCTTGGCACTTGTATTTCTGTCTTGCGAGTTCTTAAAGCCAAAGATCCTTTATCCATTCCTAACAAGGATGTTGCTAGATTGCATAGGTTTTTAAAGTTATCTTCTCCCTTCATATTAAAAGGGCATATCTTCTTCTTCAGAAGTAACAAACTCTGTATTGTTGCTCTGATTTGTAAAATGATAACCGTCTATGTTGTGATAGTATTTACCATTATATTCTCTTGAATAAACATTACAAAGAATTGATACTGTCATTCCAACTTCTAACATATTCATTTTCTGCACTTTATCTCCAAAAGCACTTACTGCAATTAAGTTATTAAACTCACCACCTGTATCAATTACAATAGATTGCTTTTGCCATTCCTTTCCTGCTTTGCTAGTTCCTGTTTCAAGATCAAGCTTCATTTTTACTTTACCTCTTACTTCCATTTTTATTTATTTTTGGTTATTACTCTTTTTAAAATCTTCTGATTCGTCTTCAGAGAAAACTCCTAACTCATAGAATCCTGTTAGCTTTAGGACTGCTCGACTCATAGCTCTTTTCTCTGCCATCTCAATTACATAATGCGAGTTGGTATTTCCATCCTTATATGTTTCGCCTTTTAAAGCCGAGCCAAATGTTTCAATCCAAATTTCTGAATTATCTGCTTTACATTTAACAACTGCAAAATTAGGCTCACATTTTATTACTTCATAGGTTAATCCTATGTTTTCTATGGCAGCAATCTTTTCTATTCCTGACCTTGTTATGATTAAAAAATGCTGATGCTTAAAAACATCTTCTTTCTCTAATCCGTAATGGTGGTACTTTTCTTTAATCTTTTCTGTTTTCATATCTTCTTTTTTTTGTTAAAAATAATAAATTTATTTTGATTCAATATATTCAATCGTTTTTTGTTTGATATATTCTATTTGATCTTTGTCTATCCACTCTAAAAAGTTATAAGAGTCAAAACAGATTTGAAAGTCTTTTCCATATTCATCTGTTCCTCTTAAATAAACTTCGTTTTCGTGTGCTTGAAAAGTATTAATATCATTCATTCTTTTGTGTATCAGATCAGGTTCTGCTTGTTGCTCTTTCCATTTTTTAAAGTCATCATCTCCTGAGTGTACTTCTTCAAGCTCAGGCATTTCCATCAGTTTATCTTCTAACTCTTTTTTTGTTGGTTCTTCTAAAGGTATTGGTGTCATATTAAATTTATTATTATTGGTTGATTATTATTTGTTTTATAGTGTTTTTTCCAAGTAGGCTTTAGATCTAAAACCCAACTGTCTTGCTGTTGCCATCCATAGATCTTTAACATTTCACAAAACTTATTATAACATTGTAGTTCTGTTCCTATAACTACAACTGAACGTCTGTTATAAGACAAGTCATTGTTAGGATAACTATCTATACTTGTTACTCTTGCGGGTATAAATTGAGGTTTCAATAGCCATTCTTCAGCTATTATTTTAGTGTCATCTATCAGTTTCCCTGTTATCCAAGAAACTTTAGGTTTGCTGTAATCTACATAATCATAAGTAGAATATTCTAGGTACTCTGCGTCTTGTATTGTCATCTTAGCAGTATGTTTGAATGTAGATTAATACAGCTAAAACTGATACTCCTATTATAGATAAGTTAGCCAATACATTTAAAATCTTATCATTTCTTTTGTCTTTCTCTTGACTTAGATTATAAACATCATATCTATAATCACCATCTTTGTAAAGATAGTTTATCTTAAAGAATGTTTCTTTTTCTTTTTCATTTAAGAAGTATGTAGCTTTTGTGTTCCTATTCACAATTTTAAAGTTTTCCATTTTCTTGATTCTTTTAATTATTTATAGGACAAAGATATAAAAATAAATTGATATTAACAGAATTATTACCAAAGTTATTAACAATTCAGGTGTTAATAATGTTTTGACTAGATAAGCGACTTTAGGTGCTGTCTAGTATATTACCATTAAAAAGTTGTGAAAGTGCCTTAGAGCGCAAAGGGGGGTGTCTATAAAGGCATTAAGAGATTGATGGGAAGTGTGCCGTTGTTTAAGACTACTGCACAGCCAACAGCAGGACGTTTACCATATTTGGCGTAAGCCATAGCATAAGCCTTATGATTTATTCCTGAACCACATTGAGTTCCAAATACTCTGAAGTTCTTTCCTACATAATGTTCGGTGTAGCATTGCGTATGTAAATGTCCTTGGACGGTGTTCATCATATCAGCACGACACTTAGTCCTTGCCGTTCCACCTTCTCCGTGAATATACTGAACATCATCTAATTCGTATCGTTCTACAAAATTCCAATCAGGAGTTTCTAATACTTCTTTATAAGACTTGATCCATTTAGAAGGAATTGCTGATGTTTGAGCTTTACGCATTATGATCCTGTCGTGGTTTCCTATAATTACAGTTGCCATAGGGAAGGCATTACGCCATCTTGCTATTCTTTTAATAGCTAATTCTAACTCATCTAAGCCACCCATTCCGTCTGCTGAAGTTTCGTGGTAGCTTGAATAGTGGTTATCAATTACGTCACCTATAAAGACTACTTCAGTACAATTATAAGTATAGTATTGATCTATACACCAATCAAGATAACCGTCTAAACAAAAAGGTTCGTGCAAATCTCCAATAACTAAGACATTCCTAGTTTCTTGTTCTCGCAATTTTTGTAAAGCGATTATCTCGTGAGGTTTAAGTCTGTATCTGTTACTTACTTTCTTTTCCAAAGTCTGCAAATGATTGTCCACCAAGCATTGCTAGTAAACTCCACCAAATCTTTGAAACAGCGTCTTCATCAGCTCCTAAAAAAGTTGCAATTATAGGAATAACAATAGATGAAATCCCTAGCCATACCTTCTTAGAAGTAAGAAGTTTTGTGATAATGTAATTTTTCATTTTATTTATTTTTGATTATTAAATTAATATTTTCTCCGCCTAAATTAAGTATTTCTTTGACTATTAAGTCCATAGCCAATCTTGAATTATTAACACGGTCTTGTTCACGACTCTGTCCTACTAAAATACAACCTCTAGTATCTTTGGTTGTGTTACCCCTGTGGAATAATATCCAATCCCTATCAGGAACATCTTGTACTAACAGGTGTAAATAATCTCTTGTTGCTGATTCTCTTGCAGTTCTTAGCCTTACTTTATACCTCCCCGCAGGAATACAAGATATACTTCTTTCATTATTGATATAAGGTAATTCTAATGTATCACAAAATAACTCTCCATTTATAAAGAGTTTTCCTAATGTACTTTTTTCAGAGAATGTATCTCTTATTATAAGTAAATTGATTTTACTCAAAATAGGTTTTATAGACTCTAACACCCCTAACTTCTTTAACAAATTCATTACGAACTTTAGTAGACTTTTCATCTTTCTTTTGATACTTAGGATTATTGCTATTTAGCTTTCTTTTTTTCATATATAAAAAATTTATAAACCGTGAATACGATAGCTAGAGTCAAGGAAACAAAAGTTAATACCTCATTGCATTGCGTAAGATTTAAAGCAATTGCTGAACTATTTGCGATTCCTACTTGTACCGTGTCTTTTATTTCTGTCATTTGTTTTTTCTTTAGGACTTTTATCCAAGTAGGATTTCAGTTTAGTTATGTTTATTACTTTAGGTTTGTAGTGCTTTTTCATTATTAATCCAAAAAGTTTCTTAATGTTATTTTATTTCCTTGCTCTCTTGGTTTTTCTAAGTTCATATTAGAGTAGAAAGAATCCTTATCAGGACGGACATCTGCACCACTTGAAGTTGTATATTCAGGGAATGAAGAATTGTTATTACACAGGTAATCTATAAGGCGTTCTGTATAATACTCAGCCGTGTTCCTCACCTCCTCTCGCAAAAGTGAAGCTTCAGTTTCACTTAAAGCAGTGCCCGTTTCTGATGTCTTGGAGTAAATGTTCCCGTTTTGAACCTTGAATCTTAGCCACGGAATACACTCAAAAAATGCCCATTGCACCAACATATCGCCAATATAATCATCTACCAAAGTTTTATAAGCTCCTGTTAAAGTTCCTGCTGTTATTTCTGCTTCAAGTTTAGCATATAAGTCTGTGCCAAGTTTTGTTTCAACATAGATTTTCTGTGCGACTCTTATATACGGGAGTAAGAAGTCCACGTCCACGTTGCCATTTATGGCTGTCGAATCTTTTAATTTATCTTCACTTACGAATAATACGTATGCCATAATTATCTCTTTTTTAAATATCCGTTATTTTTCATTCTTCTAGGTGGTATGGCTACTAACTTATCATTCCTCTTTGCTGTAAACCCTTCAGACCTTGCTTTAGTATATCCAATCAATTCTGCATCCTCTATTTTAGTAGTCTTAGACTCACCAATTACAGTCTTAAAGATTCTTCTAGTCCAAAAATGGAAACATTGAGGTCCGCCTTTGTAAAGCCAAATTGAGTACGTATTAGCACCCCTAGGTCCAAAGCCCGGATTAACTGATTTAGAACCCATATTGATTATATCCTCTTTTCTATATAGTTTTTTAGCACCCATCATTTGTCTGCAAAATTCTCTTTTTGTGCCTGATTTATTTGTCAAAAAATTATCCTTTTCATAAACATATCTTACTCTGAAATAATCATAAGACTTTTTAGAAACACCGTCTTGTTCAGATTTACGGCTAGGGATAGCTCTACCCGTACTAGCTAATTCAATTTTTTCATCTGCCAATTCATTTAAAACTTTTTCATAATCAAAATCCTGATGTTCTCCATCTACTATTTCTTCATCTACCATTTCCCACCCTTCAGGAATGTCCTCACCAAACTCCTCAATCCATTCAGACAGTTCAGTTACATCCCCATCTACCGCTCCTAATTTACTAAAGTTTTCTTCTTCAACCACTTCTTCTGTAAGCTCAGGCAATCCCATTTCTTTACGAATCTCGTCAGTAGTCATTACCTCTTTCATATCTTCAACACTAAACATAGTCGTTATTGGTTTACTCTGCACAAATTCTAAAGGCAGGTTGATACCATTTACTGTTAGTATTTTATTTAAAGTTTTTAAGATATGATTTTGGTAGCCCTTTACAACTGTGTTGATATATATTTCAAAAGCACTATTAAGTTCTTCTGCATTTGATCCGAATCCATTTTCAGAGTTAATTCCAACAAGCATAGGACTTGTACATCTGTGAGCCGTCAGGATATTTTGCATTAAAAGCTCTTGGAGTGCCAAATATTGCTTTGAAGCGTCAGACATAGCAATAGGAGTTATCTCAGGAGTATTATCTCTACTGTCTGAGAACGTTAGCACAAATTTCCCACTAGCTTTAGCTCCTGTAAATTTCTCCTCAATACTTCTTTCTACTTGTAGTCTTTCTTCACGAGTCGGTACGCCATTACTGAAGTTTATAAAGTAGCTCCCGCTGAAGCCATTTTGTATGTTCGCTAGATGAAATTCAGCAACCCGCTGATCCACGAGTGCCCAATTCTGACAATTGTAGTCAGGCGTATGGTAAACGTCCATATTAGGGCTGTAAGAGCCTGTATATAATAACTGACTTGGTGTACTTCTATCATTCACATTAAAAGCAGCAACAGACTGTGGTTCGTTTTCTCGTATATTAGACCAATCAGCACTTACAAAATATGTATCTATTTTTCCTAGTTCATTTGGTCTACCCGCCCTAACTCGTTCAACAGGAATGTGATGAATAGAAGCTATACTCTGTCTATCTTGACTCCATATTATATTAAGTGCATACCCACCCTGAAGTTTAAAGTCAAAAGCAACCTTTTTTATTACCTCATGCAAAGTTTCATTTCCATTAGCATTAGCTAAGAACTTTTTAAGACCTACTAAAGCTTCTAAATTGTCATCTTCTAAAGCTATAATGTCCGTTCCTGCGATCATATCACTTGTAGCATTAATAATGGCAGCGTGTGTACTAGAATTATAGTAAAGGTCAATTAAGAACTGAGGGTATAAATTGCGCCACTCATCTGTACCGTATTCTATATAGTCTTTTCCACGAACCTCTTGTATTATAGGTGATGTTGATGATTCTAAATTGATTGATAAAATGTTTTCCATATTATAAGTTTGATAAATAAGTATTTACATTAGCTGTTAATGCGGAGCTTTCTGTATCATATATTTGTATTTCGCTGATTGTTCCGTCATAAGGATTGTTATCATCGTATCTTACACCGATTGCGTTAAATTCAGATGTTCCTGCTAAAGTTTCAGTATCAGCTTGTGCCACACCATTTACCCAAAGAGTAATTAAGTCAGATGAGTTTCTTGTAACAACTAAATTGAAGTCACCAATAAAAGTGCCACTATCTAAAGATAAATCAACCTCGTTACCATCAGTTTTAAATCTTAAATTATTTGTTGAAGTAATTTTAAAGAATTCATTTGGTGCAGTATTATCACCCATAACAATCACATTATTTGCATCAGGACTTAATTTTATTCCAAAAGTAAACTCCCCACTTAAAACAATATCACTAGCGGACTGTAAACTTTGAGTATCAGAAGAATCAAAATCAATATCTCCTGAATTGTATGCAGGTTGTTCAGTAGCAGTTGCTTGAACCATATCATAACTATTAGCACTATCAGCCCAAGCAGAAACATCAGCACCATTTAAAGTTATTCCTGTTTGGTTTTTATACCATGCTTCTAAAGTTGATTCATCAGATGGTAACCATTGAGGGGTGCTATCTGGCTTATCTAATCCTAACCCTAATCCTAGTGCCATATTCTACTTTCTAGTGTAAACAATACAAGCTCCTGTTGTTAAAGTAATGTCTGTGATTGGGAGATATACAGTCATACCAGAAGGAATTTTAACATCATCATTACCTGTAGTGTCAATCATATTTACTTGTAAACCTGAATCATCATATGTTGTAAATATATTACCATCTACATTGCCTACTATCTCATGAGTTTTATCATTAGCAGTA